TAGAAATTCAGAAAAATTGTGCCGAATATAAGAAAGGGTTTGCATGGCCTGGCATTTATGTTCAAGTAAGTGATCCGGTCGAAATCCCGTATTTGGTACGACGAATTTTTCCTATGCTTGGTGTTGCTGAACTGGTTGTCGAAGAAACTTTTTTTGACCATTTAGCAAACACTCCTAACAGCCCAAATTCTGCAAAATTGTTCCGTCAATGCATAGATGCGCCTTGGCTTTTGTATGCTGGAAATTTTAGTAAATTATCTAACGAAGTTTATCTAGATAATTTTGAACATATCATGCAGACACGTGCAAGAAACTATTCTCCTACAATAATTGTCACTAGCTCTAGCATTGAAATTTTACCTCATCTTGTTTCATCAACGACCACTTTTATGATTCGAGAGTTAAGGTATCTACAATCATTTTCAAATTCTCGAAAACTATTTACTGGAAACTTGAAAGAAAATATTCATTCCAATAAAACATTAGTAGTTGCATAGGCCGCCGCTAGCAATCGCGAATGCTGATCGGGCGAGTTTTCTGTGGTTCTAATGGAAGAGATCGAATTAAAAGACGAAACAGTCCTAGGAGAAGACGTCGCTCCTGAATCTCAACCTGAAGCCCACGACACGCATACAATCGAAGAAGAACCTGGCAGCAATGCTAAGAACTTCCGAGAGTTGCGTCGAATCCTCAAAGAACAGCAGTCTCGTATTCGCGAGCTAGAACACGTGGCCTTGCAACGGGAACAGGAACCCGTTAAAGCTCATGAAGAAGATGAGCGCATAAATCCTGATGACTATCCAACTTGGGCGCAAGTCCAAAAGGCCATTGAGAAAAAAGCCGAACAAAAAGCACGTCAACTTCTTGAAGAACAAGAAATTGCGACAGCAGAAGATAAAGTTCGAGCAAAGCATCGCGATTACGACGACGTTGTCACCGAGGAATCAGTAAGACAACTCGTCGACGATGATCCAATCCTAGCGGACACTTTAAGAAACTCGCCTAATCCGTATTTAGCAGCTTATCGGTTGATTAAGAAAAGTTCTTTCTACCAACAGAAAGTTGCTCTCAAAGAATCTCCTAATGCTAAGAAGATTCAAGAGAACGTCAAGAAACCTATTAGTTCGAATGCAATTCAGAATGAGCGTCCACTTGCAGCTGCTCATAGCTTTGCGTCTTTAAATTCGTCTGATAGAGAAGCTCTTTGGCGTGAAATGCAGTCGTGTTCTAAGTTACGCTATTAAAGTAAGTCATCGTCGACAGCAAAATTTAGGCTGTCGATGTCTATCACTACTACCTCAGTGTTACCAGCACCGGTGCAACAGCGCTTCGATATGAAGCTTCTGTCACGTCCAGTGCCTGATCTTATCCATAAGTATTTCGCTATGAAGAAGCGTTTGCCTTCCCGTTCGGGTCGTACGCTTCGTATGAGACGTTATACAAACCTAGCAACCGCTACGGTTCCACTTGGGCCCTCAGGAATTAACCCACCTCCACAAACTTTGTCTGCTGTCGACATAGACGCCACAGTTAATTGGTATGGCTCCTATGTATTGATCACAGATCAAGTTACGCTTATCAACGAAGACCCCGTGTTGAACGAAACAGCTTCGTTGCTTGCGCAGTCATTACGTGAAACTGAAGACCAGCTTACACGTGACATGCTTGCAGCAACTGCAAGTTTCATCAACTGTACCGGTGGTACCGACGGTAGACAAAATGGGTTTATTGCCGTCGTTAAATCTTCTCTGATTGACTTGGAACTCCTCGCTGCTTAATGGAAATTTATGGGTAATTGCAAAATTCGTTTTCAAGATGGTCATGTTCGTGATTGTGATTATTTAAGACAAAACCTTGAACGTCTCAAGGCAGAATTTAGAAAAAACAATCATACAGATGTAATTTTGAAACGAGGCGGCAAAGACAGAGTGTATGATAGATATTGCGATGAGCTTCATCATATGTTGCACAAATGCTGTTCTGCTGCCAAATGCGATATCCCATTAAAATGCCCAATATGCCCTGAATCTGATCATGAAGGTCATGGTAATTATTTTTGCAGATGTGAATCGCGTAATATTACATTAGCGAAACAACTGCGTGAAAAAAAATTAGATTACTATTCATGTCAAGAACAGGCAAAGCAGACGGACAACAAGGGGCAAGTTAATGAATAAGCCAAAAAATCCAATTTTAGATGATGCAGGTCAAGGATGGGTATCTTTGATTTGTTACGAAGCTGATTGCGATTGTGGCTTTGTTCATGTACAGCCTGAACGTAGCAAGCGAGAAGACTTAGAGCTTAAGGTAATTTATAAAGAACCAGAGGTTGAAAATATGTCACAACCGATACGTTCTAAATATAAATTAGCTAAAAAAGCTTTAAGATGCGGTGCTCTGAACTCTATGGAGACATAGAGACCTAGGCAGAGATGACTTAGGCGCCAATGTCCAGCCGCTGGACATCGGTCAGTAGGCGAAAGCCGAAGTAACAGAATGGATAACCCAACAGAACTTACACGCTCAGATATCGATGGCGTAATTAAGACTCTGGTTACCAACAATTCAAAACGCATCATGGACACCATTGAAGGCGATCTGAAATTTGGAACCGGGCCCATACGTCAAAGTTATATGGCGATGATGCATTCCGATATGATTTCTGACCTGGAACAGGTAACTGGGTTTATTCCCGTTGCTCAGTACCCAAGTCAAATGAACATATTGAGTGCAGAATGGGGGTCTGTATCCAACGTTCGTTTCATGGTATCCAGCGTTGGTTCTATTACTCCTACAGCATCGTTGTTGGGCAACAATGTGTATAACATTTTCATCACAGGTCAAGAAGCTTATTGCTGTATTGAACTTGATGAAGCAAGCGCTCAATTTATATACAGGCCGCTTGGCTATGGCGATGACCCACTCTTGCTGCGTCAATCAGCAGGTTTTAAGTTTGCAAATGCTCAGGTGATCACCAACGACAGTTGGGTAATCAACTTGAGAGCAACACTAGCAGCGTAACCACAGAGGTAGGATCATGGCTATTGTTCAAAGCGGATATTTTACCTCCGATGGCAATGCGAAACAGCTCAACATCGTTAGCTCGTTTGATACGTTTCGCTTGTACATTCAAGGTAACTCGTCAGGCGACAACTGGGAAAGCACAGCTAACCCAGGCGTTGTAAAGCAAGCATTTTGGTTTCGTGGCATGGCTAATGACACAGCCTTGACCATTAAAAACACAAACGGTGCAGCTACTGATACGTCAGATTTCATCGCAAGTGGTGGATTTTTACCTTATGATTTTGGTAATCCTCCTTCTTTTGCTGAATTGACTATTTCATCGATAGCAAAAGCGACATCAGTGGTTACAACTTCGGGCAATCATAACCTGACCACAGGTGATATTGTTCGAATTTATGACAACACAGTGATGACTCAAATCGGTGGCATGACTTTTACGGTCACAGTAACCGGTGCGACAACCTTCACAATTCCAATTAACTTAAACACAGCCAACTTTGCTGATGAAACATCTGCGAAGTGCAAGCGCTTGTTTACGTACAATCAATGGTTCCCTCGTAACCATTTTGTCACAGGCATCACTGCGGCTAATCCTGCTGTGATCACTACTGCGACAGCTCATGGTTATGTTGCAGGTGAATACATACGCGTGAAATGTCCAGCTGTTTTTGGAATGACAGAAATCGATGGTCTTCAGACCAAGATTGCCTCTGTCACTTCCACAACTATTACAACAGATATTGATGCTTCAGGATTTACTGCATTTGCATGGCCAGCGACAACAGCGCTGCCTATGTCCTTTGCAGAAGTCAACCCAATCGGAGAAACAGCGACAATCCTTACTCAAGCCGAAATTAACAACGGCTCAAGAGGAATGATCGTTGGTTCTAACGTTTGTGGTCCAAACGGAGCACTTGTTTTGTGGGTAGCTGAGAAATCAGACGCTGTACAGACATCGTAGTTTTAGGGAGGCGTATGCCTCCCATTCATCAACAATTTGGAGGGAATTTATGGCACGCGGTTTAGCCAACGGACGTAGTGGATCAGAACAAACACCACTTACTTCAGATCAACAAAAGCTTTATGACGAAGACCATCGTATGGTCACGGGCAAATTTATAAATAATGAAGTCAAAGGTGGATCAGTCAAGTTTTCGTTTAAGAAATGGCGCGGAGACAAGATTGAAACATACATGTTTCGTGATGGTGAAGT